GCCTGGTGGTCCAATCAGGAGCGTTCCCTTGGGCGCCGGCAGCCCGAAAGCCTTTGCCTCTGTAGTATAGGCGCGCCGGCGCTTGAGGGTCCAGGTTTTCAACGCATCCAGGCCGCCGATGGAATCCAGGCCGGCCGGGTCCGGGTCCGTGATTTCGAGCAGTCCGCTCTTTTTGACCTGTTGGATTTTTTCCCTGTAGATGACGGCCGGGTCCATCCGCCCGGTTTCGATGAGCGCCAGGGATAGAGCGTTCTCCGCCTCTGAAGTGGAAAGCCCGGAAAGCGCCCGAACGATGTCAGCGCCGTCTCCATTCAGGGCCACGTTGTTTTCGTCCGCAAGCGTCCGGGCGATTTTCAAAAGATCCGCCTGTTCAGGCAGTTGGTAATCCGTGACCACGCAAAACGGCGCGATTGCAGGGTACGGACGGAAGCTGCCCTGGATAATGACCACGCATGAGCCGGAAAGGGGTCCGGATGCAATGAAGTCGCGGAAAGTACGTGACAGTACCGGGTCCCGCTCGAACGGCCAGCCGGTGACGTCCCTGAGCACTACAACGGTATTCTTGGGACGCTGCTGAGCAACTACCAGCAGATCGGCCGTGTCCGGGAAATCCTGATTCCGCGGTGAAACCGCCTTCAGGCCCTCTGCGGCTGACCAGGTTAAAAATGCCTTGTTCGCCGTCTTCGCCGCCTCAAGGACATCGGCCAGAGCACGGGATTCCTCCGTGGTCTGAATCGCCACACATGGAAAAGACGCCCGGAAATAATTCGTCAATCGTGTTCTCATTCCTGCTCTCCTTCCTAGCGGTCCCATTCCGCCTCGATGCGGTCCAGTTCACGGCAACAGGTGTCACACCTGCAAGACCAGGCAGCCATGTATTCCACCTCTCGGGAGGTGACTACCCGGTCAATTTCAATGCCTCTGTTTTCTGTTGTTAAAACAAATGTGTACAAAAGCATTCCAACAGCAGCACCGACAAAAAAACCAGATATGAATTCTCGCAAATTCGGTTCCTCCCTCGCCCATCCGGGTCTCCGCTTTACGGCACTTATCAGGTGCCCCACTGTGACCGGTCAGCAATTCGGCCAGGTTGTCCCCGCTGGCCTCACGGACCTTCTGAGCAGCTATTTGGCCCCCCTAACCCTGGAGCCCTCGGGATGCCAGCCGGCTCGATCGCCTCTCACGCGGTGGCGGCCGGGGTATGAACTTTACCCTTTTACGTGGTCCTCCTACTAAGATAAGCACGGAATAATCGTGCCAAACATGACAAGAAGTTGCACAATAAACAGGCAAAGCCTGCAAACCCTTACAAGTGAACGATGTAGATGTTAAAATAAAGTTTATACAAACATGGCATGACCTTTGCCTTATCAATGCATAAAAACTTACCCTCCCCATACCCTGCTTATACCCTATTGGCAGTGCATCTAAAGGGCATAGATACCATAAGCATACACCTCCGAAGCAAGGAACTGGAACTGGAACTGGAAAAGAAGATCAAAGACTTTATCCCTGTGGATAACTCGAGCGCCTGTGGATAACTCGGATGCCCTCCCTATACCCTACCACCCAGAACCAGGAGACGCGGCGCAACCAGGCGATGGGCGGATCGCTTATCGCACCGCCCACGCCTGCGCCTTCACCATCTCAAAAATAACCCTTGACAAGTGACTGTTTTTGTCAGTATCATTCGCAACCATGGAAAATGAAGAGAAAAAACAAGCACTAGACCCGGAAATAGTCCCGCCAGGAATGGAAAACATCGGACCATTCAAAAAATCAAAGCGAAACCCAAAAATAGCAATCAGGGACGCAGCAATAGCAAATATGGTCGCCGCAGGAATATCTCCCAGCAAAGCGGCTCAAATGCTCGGGCTCGATCCTTCGACCGGATATCGAGCATTACAACGGATTCAAGGGGAAGATAAAGGGATTTCCGCTCTTGTGTCAACAGAGCGTGATTCGCGGTTACTTTCCCTTCTCGACGATTTCATGGAGAGGGGTAAAAAGATTAAGAAAATACGCGGTAGCGACGCCATAGGAGCAGCGAAGCTATACGCAGATCGTCGCTATCCGATCCTACGCCAGGATGCACCAAAACCCCCGGTTATATACGCAAAAGTGAACATCAACATATACCAGACCGATAAACCATTGCTGGAAAAAGAGTTACGGCCAACGTCTGATAATGTATTATATGTCAAATAGAGGGTTATAGTGGGGTATAGATGCTCGATATCGTTGATGATTACCGATGATTTCCCAGGCTTACATGCCTATGGTTCCGAGGGGAGGGGTAGGACCCCGGCCGAATCCCCATTGGGTAAAATTCCTTTTCTCTTGGTGCCGACGCAATATTTTGAGATTTTGGTCTTGCTGGACGCGCTGGAAATATTTGGGGAAAATGTGGATTCTGGGATTGGAACTTATCATTGAATTTCATGGCCGATTATTTTGTTCCACGTGGAACGGTGAGGTAATAACATGCCTGTAAACATCAAGAAAACGGATGGCTCGTATAGGGTTTCGACTCCTGGTGGAGTGAAGTCGAAGCACACGACGAAAGACAAGGCGATGTCTCAGAAAAGGCTATTGAACGCCGTGGAGCATGGTTGGACTCCTGGTCGGCGCAAGGGTACGGGGAAATCTCATTGATCGAGATAAACCGAATGAGATTCACGCCTTTGCCTGGCCTGGTCTACAAGTACGATTACATCAGGTTGGCGGCCGACATTGAGAAAGCGTCTGAAAGGGACGATCAGGATCCGAGGGCTTTGCTGCGGGAGTTCATTTTGAACGATTTGTGGTTCATCGTTTATTTCGTGATGCGGATTCCCGTTGCGAATCATCCATTTTGGGTCGAGGCATGCAGGGAGGTAGAGGACGGCCCGTTGGATTTCACTCTGGATGTTTGGGCTCGGGAGCATGGTAAGTCATCGATCATCACGATTGCGGAGACGATTCAGTGGATTCTTAAAAACCCGAACGATTCATGTGGTATTTTCTCGTATGTTCGTCCTGTATCGAAGAAGTTTTTGGGTTCGATCAAGGGTATTTTTCAAAACGAACGGATCCTGTTCGATTGCTTTCCTGACGTGGTTTGGGAGAACTGCGAGAAGGACGCTCCGCTGTGGTCCTTGGACGAAGGGCTGATACTTCGCCGAGAGTCGAATCGTCCGGAGGCCACGGTGAGCGCATGGGGTCTCACCGAAGGAATGCCGGTTGGGATGCACTTTGAGCGCAGGATCTACGACGACATCATAACGGAGGATTTTGCCGAAAGCGCGGAGATGATGGAGAAGGTGAAGTTGAAATTCGACTCTTCGCAGAACGTCGGGAAAGAAGGCGGGCACCATCGGGTGATCGGGACCTACTACCATCATTTCGATCCCCTGAAATACATCGAGGAAAAAGTCGATTTCGAAGGGAAGCCGAAATATTTCCGCAGATTCAAACCAGCGACCGCGGACGGGACCGCGAATGGTCGTATCGTTTTTCTTTCGCAGCAACGCTTCGACGATTTGCGTCTGACGAAGACGTTCAACTGCCAGCAGCTTCTTGATCCGTCGCCTCGCAGCGCGCAGCGCCTCGATCCGGACTTCCTGAAACCAGTCGAGCCGAAACTGATACCGAAAGAAGCGTTCCGCTTCATGCTGGTCGATCAGGCCGGAGATCAGACGAGCAATCTTGACATGAAAACGGGCGATTCATGGGCTGTTGGAATCCTGGCCGTTGAACCTTTCGTGGACGAAATCGGACAGAGCAACGTTTTTCTAGAGAATTGCTGGATCATGCCGGCCTCGGAGTCTGAGGCGATCGAACAAATTGTCCGGATGTACCTCAAGAGCCGCATGATCTACCGCCTGGGCGTCGAGAAGGTCGGCGTTTCGGTCACGCATAATCAAATCGCCGCGGCACTTCGCGCACATGGGCGCCACGTGCGATTCGAGAAGGACGGAAGCGGAAACGGCGTCTTCCTTCGTCCCGCGGGACGCGAGAAATCAAAAGTCATCGAATCCGCGCTTTCCTGGCCGCTCAATAACGGGAAGTTGCATTACTCCTTGGCGATCCCCGCCGCCTTCATCGAGCGGATCAAGATGGAAATGAGATTTTTCCCGCGATGGAAGGACGACGGGCTGAACATGTGGGCGTACCTCTACGACGTCATCAAGGACTTCGCGTTCTCGATGGCCGAGGAAGCGGAGGAAGAGAAGAAACGGCGCGAACGGTACAAGAAGAAATCCGAACAAGGTTCCTGGATGAGCGTGTAGGAGAATTCCTTGGCGACATCCGAAGACCGTCAGCCAGAACAGAATCCCACGGCGAAGTACCAACGCTGGTACGACGAGGCGGTCAGCAAATCGGCCGACTGGCGGAAGGATTCCGACGAGGACTCACGGTTCTACCACGGCGGTAAGGGCCAGTGGAACAAAAAAGACATCGACACGCTTGAAGCCGAAAAGCGGCCGGTCCTTTCCATCAACCGGATCAAGCCGACGATCGACCTTCAGAAGGGCATCGAGATCCGGAGCCGAACCGATATCGATGCGAAGCCGCGCGGGTTGAACGACGACGCCTTGGCGGACCAGGTGACTTCGGGGTTCAAGTACATCCTGAACCAGAACCAGGGGGAGCATCACTTTTCGGACGCCTTCTTCGACGGGCTGAAGGCGGGAATCGGCTGGGTCGAAGTTTGCCTGAACGACGACCCGATGGAGGAAGAAATCCAGGTCGCCTATCGCAACTGGCGAAATGTCGGCTGGGATCCGCTGGCGCGCGGGCTTCTCCTTGACGATGCGCGTTTCGTCTACCGGCAGAAGTGGATCGAACTCGAAACCGCGGAACTCATGTGGCCCCATGCGAAGGGGAAATTCGAGACGGCGGAAAAGGACTCAAGAACCGAAACGCAACACGAAACGAGGCACGGGGATCAGTACGCGGGAGAAACGGTGACTCCCGGTCATTGGTTCGACTCGAATCGTCGGCGCGCGCTCGTCGTCCAAATGTATTTCAAGAAACCGGAAATGGGAGTGTTTTTGAAATACCGGGACGGACGGGCATCGGAAGTCTCTACCGCAACACTCGAACAAAAACCAATGATGGTCGCGGATCCTTCCGTACTTCGAGTGGTCAAGAAGCCGGTCGATCGGATCTATTCCGTCATTTTCTCCGGGAGCGTAGTGCTGGAGCCGGAATCACGGCTTCCCTACAGGCATAACCGTTATCCACTGGTGCCGTTCATCTGCTACGTGGACGAGGACGGGAACCCCTACGGAATGATCCGGAACATGAAGGACCCGCAACGGGAAATAAACAAGAGCCGCAGCCAATATTCACATATCCTGACCACGCGAAGAGTCTTCTTCGAAACGGGCAGCATCAAGAACGTGAACGAAGCAAAGGACCAGATATCCCGCCCGGATTGTTGGATCGAGTTATTGCCGGGCTCCCTTCAGTACAAGAGATTCCAATTCAACCAGGATATCGCGGTGGCCGCGGAACACTTCAAGATCATGCAGGAAGCCAAGCTGGAAATCCAGGAGGTTTCCGGAGCCAACGAGGAACAAAGGGGACTTGAAACGAATGCCCGAAGCGGAATCGCGATCGAGGCGCGCCAGCGCCAGGGCGCAACCATCAACACCGAGCCCTTCGACAACCTGAGACTCACCAAGCACCGAATCGGCGAACTGATGCTGTCGATGATGAAACAGTATTGGGACTATGAAAAAGTCATCCGCATCACGGACGAAGATACCGGAAAGGATAAATTCGTCACTTTCGATCCGAATTCCCTGGCACAGGCCCGATTCGACATCGAGGTTTCCGAACACCCTGAAACCGAAACGACCCGCCAGTGGGCCAGCCAGCGACTGTTGGACCTTTCGACCCGCATGGAACCTACGGTCGCCCTCGCTCTGACCAAGGTGGCATTCCTGCTGACCGACGTTCCGAACAAGGAGAAGGTCAACCAGGAAATCGCGGCGGCGATCGCCAAGCAGGACGAACTCAATCAGCAGAGATTAATCAACGAAGCGTTAGGCAAGGAAAAACCGCCAACCGCGGGCGATACCGCGGGTGCGCCTGCCCCGGCGTAAAAAAGGGAGGAAGGAATGGATCCGGTAAGCGAACAGGAATACACGGAAGCCGAATTGACCGGAGAGAACGACGCTCCTGCGCCCAAGACCCCGCCGGAACCGCCGGGGAAAGATGCCGTGACACCAACCACGGGAGAACCGCCGGCATCCCCGACCCCGCCGGAACCGCCGACGCCCGTACCTGCGAAGGAACATCCGCCGAAGGATACGACAGTTCCTTTGGCGGCTCTCCACGAGGAACGGGAACGCAGGAAGGAACTACAGCGCCGACTCGAAGAACTGGAAAAAAGAATTGCCGCAGTACCGCCAAAGAAAGATCCCGTTACGCTCATCTCGGAGGATCCCGAGGCGGCAATGGCCGCGGCGATGAATGAAATCGACGATCTGCGGACGGAGATCGCGCGAAGCATCATGGAGCGCGAGATCAGATCGGAGGTTCCCGACTTCTTCGAGAAGGCCGCGGCGATGGAAGAACTCCTTCTGGGCGAGGGATTCGACGAGGAAGAAATCAAAGGCATCGTCGGAGCTTCCGGGAAAAAAGCCCCGAAGCTGTTCAAGATCCTTTCCAGGATCATCGACCAGCCGGACGCGAAGAAACTCAGGGAAACGGTCATTGCGGAATTGACTCCGCAGATCACGGCTACCGTGACGGCACAGGTTACGAAAGAACTCATGGCGAAATTCAAGATCACGGAGACACCGACGAATCTGGACAAGGTTCCCGGGTCCGCCGCAACCGGAAAGATCGTAGCGGACACCGAGGAAGATTTCGCGAAACTCACCCCGAAGGAACAGGAAGCGTTTCTTTCCGGGGAGGCATGAAAACAACGACGGAGGATAAACCGATATGGCGACCACAGAGTTTGGAGTAAATCACGCATTAGCCGTCAAGCGTTGGAGCACGTCGCTTGCCGTGGAAGCCGAGAAGAAGATGTATTTCGGCAAGTGGATCGGCTCCATCATTACCAAGGAAACGGACCTGGAAAAGAAGGCCGGCGACAAGATCACGGTCGGCCTGGAAATGAAGCTCAGGGGCGCCGGCGTCACGGGGGACAACACGCTCGAAGGCAACGAGGAAGCCCTGGTGTACTACGATGATTCGCTTCTCATCGACCAGTTGCGCCATGCGGTTCGGTCGAAGGGGAAGGCTTCGGAACAGCGGGTTCCCTACGACATGAGGAAGCGTGGAAGGAACGGTCTGTCCACCTGGTGGGCGGAGCGGTTCGACGAGTACATCTTCGTCTACCTTTCCGGCGCCCGCGGCGTGGATGCCACATTGACCCTTCCGATCGGCTTCACGTCGTTCGCGGGGAACAGCCTCGCCGCTCCGGACGCGGAGCACATCCAGTACGCGAACGGACTGGCGAAGGCGACCATCACGACCGCGGACATCATCACGCTTTCGGAAATCGACAAGCTGGTCGAGAAGGCCGAAACCGTGGATCCGATGATCCAGCCGATCATGGTGGACGGCGAGAAGAAGTATATTCTTCTCATCCACCCGTATCAGGCGACCGATCTGCGGACCAACACCGCGGCGGGCCAGTGGCTCGATATCGAGAAGGCGGCAACGGGTCGGATGGGCCACGCCTCGAACATCTACAAGAACGCCCTCGGAGAGTACCGGGGCGTCGTACTGCACTCGCACCGGAACGTGGTCCGGTTCTCCGATTACGGCGCCGGCGGGAACCTCGCGGCGGCCCGTGCTCTGTTCCTGGGGTCACAGGCCGGGATCATCGCGTTCGGCAACGGCGGCGGGGAAACCGTGGCTCGGTATTCCTGGAAAGAGGAACTTTTCGATTACGGGAACCAACTCGGCATCGCGGCCGGCTCGATCTTCGGCATCAAGAAGTCCAGATTCAACTCCAAAGACTTCGGCGTGATCGCTCTCGATACCTACGCCGCAGCGCATTAGGAGGGGTGAACAATGGGTACAACCTACAAAAGCACTCAGGTAACGGCCGGCAGCGGAATCCCCCCTCGGGCTCTTCACGCCGGATTATTCGCCATCGTCGGGGATCTGAACCTTGCGAACCCGGGCGCCGCCCTCGTCGTAACGGATGTCGTCCAGATGGTCAAGGTTCCGAAGGGGTTCACGGTTCACGACTTGATCCTCGACTGCCCCGACATCGACAGCGCAACGAACCTCACCCTTTCCGTCGGTGACGGAGACAGCACGGC